AATTTTTCCATAAAACCAATTAATTCGTCAACACTATACATATTCTTTTATTTATAAATATTGTAAAGTACTAAAAAGGTTCAACCGAGGGTAATTTATTCGGATTCACAATATAATACTCATTTAAAAACGCAACTAATAAATCTTCGTCAATTGTCTGGAAGTCATCATCAAAATCATCATCTTCGTCTTCATCATCTAATAAATCTAAAATTTCAAAATCATTTTCAATTAAGTTGTAACCATACTCTTCAGATTCATCTAAACAAACAATATCGTTTCTAACTTCATCGTCAGAATCAATTGTTAGTCTAAAAGTAACATCAACCCTTCTTTTGTCTTCATACACATAGTATGATACAATCTCCATAATTTCCATTATTTAATAATTCTTTTAAACATATTTAAAGACTCATTTAATTTTTGTGTAAACTCTTCTTGTAAATCAACAGGTATTTCATCCATTAATTCAGGGTCAAGATCTCCATCAAACTCAAGTAATTCATCTTCTAAATAATTAATTTCTGGTTCATCATCCTCAATCACATCAAATGTTTCCTCATCTTCACAATCAACACATTCGTCATCAACACTACCTAATGAAATAAAATCAAACTCACTATCATTTGGTGATGGGTATTCATCATCAAAATCAACAGTACCGTTTTTTAAATCTGTCGGTTCGTCCGCGATTTTATCTAACATTGAGTGTGATTCATTTATTCCCATATTGGTATAAGGTTTTACAACACCCGTGTTAGACACCACCAAACCTTCAGTATCATTTGCATAACTTTGTGTATATAATGGTTGTTCGTTTGAACCTTGTCCATATTGTGTAACATAACCATCATAAATTTTCTTATGTTGATCCAAGATGTTATTCTTCTCGGCTTGATTCATTTTAAAAAAATATTGATTCATTTTTTTTCTGTTTTTAATAATTTTTATTTAAAATATCATATTTGGTTCTTACCAAAACGATTTTAGATTCATTTAACGGTTCTTCAGTTTCGGGTTCACTTTCAATTTTAACCCATTTATCATAACCATCAACCAATGATAATTTTGAACCATTTTTCCAATCAACATTATAGATGATAACATCACTAATATTATCAACATTCTTAACAACACCAGGCATTCCAGGTGTTATTGGTGAAAATGCGTCATCCATACGCAAACAAACCACCTTATCCCCAGGTTGGAGTGGGGCATTCTGAACCATATTATTTTTCTTTTTCATATAAATAAATATATCGTAATATTTATTTATATGAAGATTATTATAACAGAATCACAATATAAAAAAATATTGTTAGAAAATACATCAAATGAAGTTGAAAGTAAGTTTAAAGAAATGTCTGAGTTCTTTAAAAAAGTTAAAAAAGATTTAAAAACTGAATTAGGTTTAGATTTTGAATTTTCATTAACTTGGGGTTTAACAATCGCAGGTTTCGCCATGCCGATAATGCGTTATTTACAAGGGAAATATGAGGGGTTAACTTCTGGTGATATTTCATTACTAACTGCCGGGATTGTATTTACGTTTTACTTCGCAAATCAAAAACACATAAAAACAATTATAACCGAATTAAAAAATCGTGGACTAAAAGAGGTTTTTGATGATATGATTAATAAATCTAAAGAATTTAAAAATGTGTTTATTAGATTTATTGAAAGTTTTGCGGTTCCAGCAACTTCTGTTATAAATGTTTTAGCGTTCACATTTTTAATTCCCGTACTACCAGAGTTATTTAGTTTTATAATGGGTGAACCAACGAACTTATCAATTAAAGAACTAATCCTTAGAATCGCCGCGTACCTACCAATAAAGTACTTTGTTGTTGCGTTAAAAACCCTAATCGCACTAATGTTAAAACGATTCAAAGGTGAGTAATTACTTTTTGTAGTTTAATAATTTAGATATCACATCTTCAACCTGTTCATTATTTAACCTATGTACATCTTCGTGTGTGTCAAACCATTCTCTAACGACATCCTCAAAAGACCGTTTAGTTAATTTTGATAATCTTTTGAAACCAAAGACTTGTGCGTCAATTTCGTGTGGTTGTGTGTAATATTTATACGAATCTAATTCTTCTGGTATATCAAGATTAAATATGTTTTTATTTTTTTGGTCAATATGTCTAATTTCGTGTGCAATCACTTCATTTAATTCACCAATTAGTTTAAATGTGATATTACTTTTCATACTTGGGTTATACGTAATTGTAACTTCAATGGTATTTTCATCTCTCCATAAATTAGCATCAATTTTAAAATCATCTAATGATTTGTTCTCAATTAAAACTAATTCAACAACTAAATCGTGATTAAAATCTAAAAAATTATAAAAATCATCTTTATCAAGATAATTTGGTAAATAATATTCACCCTCATCCTCACTTTTAAACACTGTTATAATATCTCTTACCAATGCTCTTATAACATTTCTTCGTTTTTTATTTTCTAACACTAAATTTCCCATATTAATAAATATCATATTTGACTATAAAACAAATTATAGTTATTATTTTCAATAAAAACAAAATATGAGAAGAAAATTTGATTTTGATAATATTACTTTATTACCACAATTTAGTAATGTAGAAAGTAGATCTGAGTGTGACGCTAGTTGTGTGTTTGGTAACCATAAATTTAAACTACCTATCGTACCAGCAAATATGGAAAGTATTATTAATATTGAACTAGCCATTGAACTAGCGAAGTCTGGTTACTTTTATATTTTACATAGATTTGATATTGATGTTGTTTCGTTTGTTGAATCTATGAAAAAATTAAATTTAATTTCCTCTATATCTGTTGGTGTTAATGATGATTCATATTTGTTAATTGATGAGTTAGTTGATAAAAATTTAATACCAGATTATATCACAATTGATATCGCACACGGGCATTGTGTTAAGATGGAAAAAATGGTTAAACATATTAAAAACAAAATACCAAATGTGTTTTTAATTGGTGGAAATATTTGTACACCTGACGCTGTTATAGACCTTGAGGAGTGGGGTTGTGATGCTGTTAAGTGTGGTATTGGTGGTGGATCCGCGTGTACAACATACCACTCAACTGGCTTTGGTAATCGTGGGTGGCAAGCGGCGATGATTTCAGATTGTGTCAAGGTTGCTAAAAAACCAATTATCGCTGACGGATCAATAAAAGAAAATTGTGATATCGTTAAGAGTCTTGTTCTTGGTGCATCAATGGTTATGGTTGGTGGTATGCTAGCAGGTTACGATGAATCACCAGGTAAAATGGTTAAGAACGCAATATATGGAGATTGTCACAAGGAGTTTTGGGGTAGTGCATCATCATCACAATTGGGTAAAACAAATAGAATTGAGGGGATTAAAAAATTAGTACCTTGTAAAGAAGTTTCAATTTTTAATAAGTTAACAGAAATTGAAGAATCAATACAGAGTGCTATATCATATGCTGGGGGTAACCCAAATACTATTGATTGTTTTTGTGTTGTTGAGTATGTATTAAACGATTAAAACTCTCTAAGGTACTTTCGTTCCCATTCTGAAGATTTTTTATAATGAGTGATTGTTGATGTTGCATTACAGTTCACTCTAGAATTTTTTGTGAATGGGAACACAGAGTGCAGAAGATTTTTTACTTCATTGCCTTTACGCATCGCAGTATCTGAGGATTTCTCATTAAACACATCTTTAAACACACCAGTCAACTTAATAGATATTTCATCATATTCTGAACCGACAATTGCTTTAAATCCGATAAAATTATCATCATTAATACCTAATTTGTTATTTTCTAAAAATTTATTGATTATTTCTTCATAATAATCAAAATTTTTTACAACCAAATTATCTGTTTTCATTTTCTTTAATTAAAATAACAAGTTTACCATTACCTTTAATAACCCTATGATATACACCTTTCGGTATAAATAAAGTATCACCCTCACTTAATATTTTCGGTAGTTGATTATCCATTTGGATTTGCCAACCATCTGATTCAAGAATTTTAACTTTTCTATCTTTAGCATCAAAATGCCATTTTAATTCGTGATCATCAATAGATTCGTCAAATGTTCTTTTTTTTACACCATTCCTATTTATCTCCTTAAACGGAAAATTTTCGTCCATATTACATTTTTTTGAAAAAAAAATTTATTTTATCACTACCATTTATTCTTAGATACGATCCCAAGTGACTTAGCGTATCTACCCACATTACACGACCAGTATCCTGCGGTTGTTCTGTCTTTTTTCTGGTCACATTTATGTCTAGCCCTAAATGATTTTGCGGCTTTTTTGTTAGCATTTCTAACTCTTAAATTTGGATCCCCAAATGTTACTTTTTTTATTGTACCTTTTGGTGTCTTAACATAAACAGCAAATTTCTTAGACCCACCTGGTGTTCTAAAAGGTTTATTTAGTTTGACATCCTTACCTCTATGTTTTGCCTCATTCAATTGTTCATCAATTTCAAATGGTACGTCTAACCAAATCTTTCTACCGTCTTCAAGAATTACTGATTTACCTAAATCACTTTCAATAATCCAAAGATCACGATTAGGAACTCTAATCTGATCATTAAAATACAACTCTCTAACTTCATTTATTAAACTAAAATAAGATTCAGAATAAACTCTAAAGATAGTTTCAGAAAGATTAATATTATTATCAATATGATATTTTAAATTATCCGATATTCCAACATTTTCTAATAATGTTAATTTTGGGCTAAGTTCTTCCTTTATAACTCTTTTAATAATATTTTCTAAAATTCTCATAATAACAGATATTTATTATTATAAATACATTTAAAAGTAGAATAAACAAACATATTAAATTATTATTATTATGAAAAAATATAGATTAAGTGAGGACGATATTAATAGAATTATTGGTAAAGTTTTATCCGAACAATCAGAAAAAAAATCACCTAAAAAAACAGACGTACAACCAAGATGTTTACCTGAAAACGTTGTACCCTTAACAGAAATTGTTGGGTTTGCAGATGAGTATATTAAATATGGTCCAGGTGTGACAAAAAGGAGAAGTGGTGTTAACTCAATGGTTGATACTTTAGGTATTTTAAATAACCTTAGATTATTTAAAGATATAAAAGATGGTGGATCACATTTGGCTTACGAAATGATGAATGGTTTAAATCGTTTTAGAAATAAAAACTATTATGATGAAACAACAAATGAATGTCGTAAAGCAATGGATAAAGTTACTGAGTTATATAAGGAAAATGAGCATGGTACAGAATTAGTTAAAGATATTGAACGTGTTTTAAATCTACAAACAAAGGATGACGAATTTACACCATCACCAAGAACAAAAGAATATTTAAAACAATGTATTAATTTAGTCAAAGGACAATAATAAATTTGCTTAGGACCATTACTGGTTATGGTAATGTTAAAGGGGACAATTCGCTACTGTCCCCTTTTTTATTTTCAAACTATTTATAAATAAAAAATATGATGAAGAATTATTGGACTCCAACTCCAAAAAAATGGAGAAGGTTAGGAGACTCTTTGTTGGCCGTAGCAACAGTTATTGCAATTGGTGGTATTTGGCAATATGATAGTCTAAAGGAAATTTTCAGTACTGGTGAATTAAAAATTATGATTGTATCCTCAATCGTTTTTGGTGTAGTCGGTAAATTTCTGACAAATTTCTTTAAAGACGACACAAAAGAGTCACAAGATTAACATTTTATTAAATTTTACTCCCCTCCATAAGAGGGGTTTTATTTTTTTTTATTATATTTGCTTTATGAATGATAAAAAAACTAAAAAAACAGTAGAACAAAAGAAGTTTGAACGAACATATGTAATGGAAGACTGTGTTATGATTTGGAAATATGATAACTATAAGACAAATACAGGACCATATGAGGTTGAAATTAAACAATTAAAGAAAAACACCTAATCATTATATTTAATATTATGAAGTTATTACCAGTTTTAAGTGAGATTATTAACAAGGAAAGCCTTATTTCGGCACTAAAAACTATGGATTTTAGTGAAAAAGAGGCTGAAAAAGAGTTAAAATACCATATAAATAGGTTAAAAAACCTTCCAGAAATCGTTAAAGGTTATCGTATTTTAAGAGTTGATGACGAAAAAGACATCAATTTAGAGGAAATTGGGTCGCATTTTGGTGAAAATAAGAATGATTTGTTAAGAAATCACTCATATTTGACTGGTTTTGGTGAAAAATACTTCATAATTACGGTAAAAATCCCTAAAAATGAGATAAATGTGTCTGAAACCATAGAAAATAACATACTTTACCCTCACGAAAGAGAAATTACAGTCAAAAACAACGGAAAAAACGTAAAAATCGTTAGAATTGAGGAGATTGATACTGAAAATGACTATTTTTTCTGATATTTATCCATAATTTTCTTAATTCTTTCCATTTCTTGATTAAAATGTGTTGAATCAAAGGTATTCATTGTGTTTTTTTGGATATTTTTAAGGTTTGTAACCATATCAAAGATTTTTTTACCATATTTCTTCCACCATAGGAAAAAAACCAATGATATACCTATTAAAACTACCATAAACACACATAAAATGATTAAAACTGCCATAATTATTACTTTTTTATTAAAAAATAGGTAAAAATTAAGTAAATGTCAACTTTTAACGTATTATTACAATATGTCCGTGGTCATTTCGCTTTTCATCGTTGTTTTTTACGTTAAATTTAAGATTCCAGATGTAAATACCATCCGAACATACCGTATTATTGTATGTTCCATCCCAATTTACGTTCAAATCCTCTGTTTCCCAGATTAATTGACCCCATCTGTTATAAATAGTGAACGAAAAACCATCAATATCTATTCCATCGTTAAAAATAGGTCTAAATGTTTGATTAAATTCGTTATTATCTGGTGTAAATGCGTTTGGAATCCAATATACGACCCCAATACAAGGTGTTATTGTGACATTATACGACTCTTCTGTCCTACATAGTACATTTTCCCTAACTAAATCAATATTATACACACCTGGTTGATTAAAAGTGTAAACTAAAGTGTCCCCAATGTAGTTTGATCCGTTAATTGACCAGATATTTGTCCCAACACTACTAGTTTCTGAGAAATAACTAACAGTTTTTAGTTCACCAGGACATAATTCAAAGGTTTGTTGTCCTAATAAGGTAAATGTCCAAAAAAATAATATAAAAATAATGTATTTCATTAGTTATGTTGTATTGGTGATAATGATGGTGTACCATAAACCCCAACAGTTGATTGTGTTGAGAATGTACAACCACCAGATGTTATTGTATATGTTATTGTTGAGGTGTTATTTGTACCATTAGTTACAGGATCTGGACAAAATTGTGTACCATTAACTCCAAGTCCACTAAAAACACCACCAATTGGTGTTCCATTTAATGTAACACAAGGATCTGATTCACAAAAAGGACCAATTTGCGTTATTGTTGGTGTAACATTATAAATTAAAACGTTTAAACTAATTGGTGTTGCAGGACAATTCGCTGGTGGTGGGGATGTATACGTAACCGTAACACCATTTGTTATTAATCCAGGTGCCGCTGTAGACCAATTAACAGAAATTGCGTTTGTTCCTTGACCACTTGTTATTACCCCTGGTGCTATTATAGTCCAAGTGTATGTTCCAGCACCAATACTTGGTACAGAATACGTTGATAATGTTGTTGACTGGTAACAAACAGTATCAGGATTTACAGTTGATTGTGATAATAACACTCCCGACATCATTATCATTAAAAATACTAGTAACTTTTTCATAATTAATTATGTGTTATTGGTCCAATTATTAATGGTACCACGTTTATTGTTCCGTTAAAAACATTTATTGGTGTGACATTATCACACGATGAACTATTATAACTTCCCCATACACCATCGGAACCTGGTGTTACTTGGATTAATAAACTTTCTGTTGTACAGGTATTTGCAACGACTAATGTTACACAAAACGACCAAATACAAGATCCCGAATCACCAAAATCATTACCTGGATTACCGTCATTATTTAAATCAAAAAAATAACCTGGACCAACAGTTGTAATTGGTGTTGTTGTTGATGTCACAGAGATTCTCCAAACCCATTGTCCACCACTATTATTACCACCACAATTTGCTGGTGGTGTTTGTGGTGATACACTTTGCCAACCAACACCTAAGTTAAGGTCAAAACCTTCAACCCAATTTGTACCTGCTTGCGTATAACTATTCATAGTAAAACACATAGTAACTGTTTGTCCTGCTTGATAGGTATTGTTTACTGGTTGGGGCGTTAAAGTAAAGGACGTTGTACCGTTACACTGTCCAAAGACGTATAAATTAAAGAAAATCAATAATATAGTTAATGTTAGTTTCATCATATATAAATATTACCTTGAAATGTTTTAAAAATCAACTATATTTCAATCAATGGTACGAAAAAAATATATTCAATTGTTCTTTGACACCGTGTTAAAAAAAGAACTACATAAAATGTTTGGTGAGGGGTCATATGTTGTTATAACAAATTTGTTTTATGTTAGAAGTAAAAAAACAACAACAATTAATCTAACATTATTTGTTTCAGAACCAAATTACATTGTGGATCTATACCCAATTGGTTTAGAAACTTTAGTTGTTAGCGCTTGGTCTGTGGTTGGGGATAAAACCCAACTAACAATTTCCTCATCCTTTGACCTAATACCTTAGTCCCACCACCATTCCATTCGTTCCTTTAGGATTTTAAATAATAGGTTATGTGCTTTTTCTTGATTATATTGTGCAACGTGATGACATAATGTTTTTTTATCTAAATCACTCTTCTCTTTTAAAACCTTACGAACTGTTGATGGGTATTTCTTTAAAAATTCATCATATCTTTCAGAAATTAAATCTTCTTCTAATGAATATAATTCTTCTTTACCTTCAATAGGTTCAAAACGATAATTACTTGTATAATAATCAATATATTCAACACCATAATAGTCTTCTTTAACTCGTTCAAGTAGATTAAGAACGATTGTCATATCACGATTATCACGATCAACATCAACGTGTCTATTTGCATAGATTATTTCTTCTCTTTGGTATTCAATTTTTTTTTGTAGTATGTTATATATAAACCAACCATCCCAGTTTCTATCTTTAAATATTGTTGGAAACCACCTAACAACGTTCTTGCATCCGACGATGAAATATCTAATCCGCCAGTGAACATTTCGTCTTAACCATGCTAATGGTGTTTTTCGATCCCAAATTGGTTCATTGGGAATTGTTAGTTTTTTGTAGTTTTTCATATTGTTCATCTTTATATTGTAAGTATAACGAAAAAATAATTAAAAAGTTAACAATAACACATAAAAAAGTTTCTAGTAAGTAATGCCAATTTGTTTGTGTCATTGATAAATGTGTACCAAACCATATAAATGAACCATACTTGTTCATTAATTGTATGATGAGGTATTTTACAAATTTCATTTTTTTTGATATAAATATTTGACAACACAGAAAAAATAAATTATGATTTCACAAAACAAAAGAAAATGAGTAAAGTAACAGAAAGTAGTAGTGTAGTTGTAAATTACACAGGAAAATTAACTGACGGATCCGTATTTGATTCTTCATTATTAGAAGGTAGAGAACCTTTGAACGCTAAATTAGGTGAAGGACAATTAATTCCTGGTTTTGAAACAGGACTAATTGGAATGATGGTTGGTGATAAAAAAACCATTGAGATTGATCCTAGAGAAGCGTATGGTGAGAGAAATGAGGAATTAATTCTTGACGTTGTAAAAACAAACGTACCTGAAAATGTTGAGATTGGTATGCTTTTACAAACATTCGGTCCAGAAGGTCCGGCGTTAGTTAAAGTTTTGGAAATTAAAGACGAATCAGTTGTGATTGATGCAAATCATCCTTTAGCTGGTGAGAAGTTAATTTTTGAATTAGAAGTAATGGGGATTTCATAATCCCCATTTTTTAAAATGTTGCAAACGTCTCTTGTTCAGGAG